ATAATCGGCGACTTAATATCTATCAAAGAGCGACCTGCCATCCGCTCCAAACGCCGAAAGTTCTTCAGCACATCTCTCGCATTACATCTTGTCTGTTTGAAATCTACCTCTCGTAACAATTGCATCAAGTCAAACCGCTCCTTTTATGTGATATAATAAACTTGTCGGATTTATTACATCAGTCGGAGCGATCCGGCTTTTTTATTTGTCATTGATTAGTTCAATATCCACCAATCTCACCACTGCTAGATTCTCTTTGCTTTTCGCTAACCACTTGTCACATTTCATCGTGTTTTCAATACGAATGATTGCTGAGTTTGACAGTATCTTTTTAACGTATCCTCTGAAGGGATAAACGAACTCCTCTGCTTCACAGCGAACCATGTCACCGACTTTGACTTTTGGTTTCTTGCGTGTTTTAGGATTCTTTGTCGGCATATCCAGCATTAAACCGCCGATACCATGACTACTAGCGTAAAATCCGTCTTTTAGTTTCATCTCATTTCCTCCTCCAATAACTCTGGATTCTCATATATATTTCCAATGACCTTTACATAGGGCTTTAGCCTAGCTAATAACAAATCTCCGGCACACCATGTTAGGTCGTGTTGATTCCATCCAACTACATAATTACCTTCGATTTCCATTCCTACGCCACTATCTTCTTTTCTTTGAAATGGATGATTTTCAACCGCTACTACATCCCCTTCAAATATCTCCACACTATTCTTATCTTTCATTCCTGTGGATTGCATGAGCACATATTTATCTGGTGCCATTTCAGCATGAGTGATCAACCTTCCTGCTTGCCCATATTTCATTTCTTGTCCAAATGTTTTACCTTTAAATGGTGTGTACCACGCTCGAAATCTCGTTATCATTCGCTGTCCTCCATGTATTCGTCTAATATCTCTTTATATTTCTCTACAAATTTGAAACGATCTTGATGAAGTTTCTTGCTCCAATTTGTTTGCCGATCCAGCTCACGCATCTGATCGAACCCTTTTTGAATTTCGTTGTAATAAAATTCAATGTTTGCTGCTGCTTTCCAATGCCTGCTACTTCGCACTCCTGATCCTGTTTCAGCCATTTCCAACTTAACTAATTCCGCTCGTTCTTTTGATTTTTTATCTTTCTGAATCTTCATCATGATTTTTTTGAGGATGATATCACTGTATTGTGTAATGAGATCCATTATTTCTCCTCCTAAAATTTCATTTCATCGTCGTTGTCATCTTCTTTGTCATCAGTTTTGGAAAGGAGGGCATACACGAGATATGCCACTCCTACCAAACCTAAGAACAAGAGAATTTTAGCTATAAAGAATCCCATATTATTTACCTGTTTCATCCGTAACTACAGTATCTGCTCCGTTTACTGTTACCCATCCATGCTCTTTTCGAGCTTGAGCTTCTTCATAACGAATTAAATTATCTGTTACAGATTCGGCAACTTTACGGTTTGATTCAGCTTCCGCTTCTGCAGCTTTTGTTTTCTTGTAAGCTTCACTATCAGCTTGAGTTTTTGCAGTTTCTGCATCTAGCTTCGCTTTTTCATTTTCTTGACCAGCTCGAATGATCGCATCAATTGATTTTTGTGTTTCTTTATCGACATCTGGAACACCAAGTGTTACGTCTTCGACTTCAAACCCTTTAGATTCAACTGATTTAGCAAAGTTCGTTAGTACCTCAGCTTCAACTTTAGAGGAATCTCCTGAAAGGACATCAAGCAGGCTATATTTGGCATAAACTTCACGCGCTACTTTTTGAAGCTTAGATTTTAACCATCCACTTTCGATATCTTCCGAAGTGATATTCCCAAATTCCTTGTACATTTTTGCTGCTTTAGTTGAATCAACTTTGTAGTCATATTTGATATCAATCGTTGTCTTTTTGCCATCGCTTGTTGATACTGAAATGTTTTTTGATTGGATAGTTTGCAAGCGAATTGGATATTGGATCACTTTGTCAATCCCAACAAATTTCACACCTTGCGTCAGTGCTTCATCTTTGATACCGCCATTCATTGAATAGCGCACACCCACATATCCGTTATCAATTTTTTCGAAAAACTTAAATCCTCCGATAACTCCAATACCTACTATTACTACTCCTGCCACACCTAGTTTGATTAATTTATTTTCGTTCATTTTTCTTCCTCCAGTTTTTTTATTTCTCCAAATGACAATTCACCGGTTCCATTCGCTTCTACAGGTACGATATATTTATTCATATCCTGCTTCTCCAATCCTGAATCTTTGAGGATCTCGTTTGTAAGATTGACAATCTCCATAAGCTGCTCTGTTGCATCCAAGTCTTCTTGCGTCAGAAGATTAGCGCCGCATTTCGGACATGGCTTGTTCAACCATTGCGGATAATTTTCGTATTTTACTGCCATATCAGAATAATCACATTCTGGATTATCGCATTTGATCCCACGTACATTTAAGTCTACGAATTCCATTATTTCTCCTCCTCAATCTCACATGCCTGTTCAAACTGTCTAGTGATGTTTTCTAACGCTTTTTTGTACTCGATAATACTTTTTATCGTTCTTTCTTCACTTAACACGTAATCGCGTTGTATCGCCTTTAAACACGATGAGACCGTTTGAAAGTATCCGATATCTGCTCGTGATTCTTTTTTTGCTTCGGTGTAGCGGATGTTTCCTTCCTCATCTCGTCTTACCTTCGATAAGACAATATTTCTAGAATCACTGGTAATTCGATAATCTTCGATTCTCATGTCTAGCATTTTTTCTCCTCCACATACCTAAACTGTCGTCCTTTTGAATCAATCCATAAGCTCCTAGCTCTATCCCAGATAATGTTTTTGCTTAATCCAGTAATTTCAGATAACTGTTCAGCAGTACCTGTTACTAGAATTCGATCACCATGCCAGATTGCAATCTTTCTCGGCGTTTTCCGTTTAGGCTTTTCAGTCCACATTGATTTGCCGAGCTTTTGGACTTCTGCAACTATTTCTTTGTCTTCTTGCCAATTCTCAGAATGTGTCAGTTCGATGATTCGTTTCATTGCTGCTTTCTTATCCACGCTCATTCCTCCAATCTACGAATTTCCCTTCTTAAGTTCTCTATGTGCAAATCGATTGCCTTTCTAGCCGTTTCATTGACCATCACTGCCTTTGTCCGCTCCAGATCGTCAATTTCACGTTGAATGCTTCGAATACGCATTTGAATCACTTCTTCTGTTGTCATGATGATTCCTCCACGTACCTAAACGTTCTCTTCTTAACGTCTGTGTATCCACACCTAGCTCTCTTTCTCACGATTTTCTCGTGCAATCCTGTGAGAGTTGCTAACTGCTGGGCAGTTCCTGTGACTAGAATTTTCTCGCCATGCCAGATTGCGATTTTTCGCGGTCTTGGCTTGTTGCTCTTGTCTGCCCACATCTCTCTTCCAAGTCTCATCACTTCCGAAGCAGCTTCTTTGTCATTTTGCCAATCTTCTGAATAAGTCAATTCGATAATTCGCTGCATTGCCGCTTTCTTATCCATCCCGACGTTCCCCTTTCAATAATTTGAGTACTTGATCAAGTGCGCTCTCACGTCCACCATGGAACGTGTTGAGCCACTTGTCTTCGTACGAGGCGCTTTGTCTTAAAGCTTCTTGATGCATTAGTTCGATCTGTGCTGTAAATGTTTTTAGATCCATCTGATTACACCTGCTCAAGTTCACTAAGATGTTTTTGCAATCCTTTAACGCAATCAACAAATAGTAATTTTATATAAGCTAAATTTCTTAATTGTGTTGCATCGATATAAAGTGCGAAATAGTATCTGAGTTTACTCCAACTTGAACGATCATTCTTAATTCGTTCGATTCCAGCTTCATCAAGTTGTTCATAAACGTCTCTCAGAATCTCTATTTCCTCACCAGTTTTGTAACTTGCTATTTCATTGATCAGTTCTAGATAATCGATTTTCAATTTTCCACCTCTTAGAATGGTGCTTTGGATTGTCTATTAGCTCGTTCTAGCGCTTTTTTCTTTTGATAGGCTTCTTGGTCGATTGCCCATTCAGGAAGCTTCTCTCGTCTTCCTGTGCGCTTGTATCCACTGCTTGCGTTCTTAGGTTCACTTTTTTCTTTCCTTGCCCAACTTCGAATAGTTGCCAAATAGTTTTTATAAGTCTTACCAGATGATTCACAATACTCTGACAGTCGTTCGATTCGCTCTTGGTAATCATTAGGGAATTCTGTTTTGAGTTTCTCCATCTGCTCACCTGACAAAAGAACATTTTTATACTCTCCGTATTTATGACGGACGGGCTTAGCCTTCGATTTTTTCGAAGGCGTTACATTCTCTATATCTTTCTCTAACTCTATATCTTTCTCTAACTCTATCTCTAACTCTGGTGTAGTTTTGTCTGGACATTTGTCCGACACTTGTCCTCCAGTTATTAAATTCCGTTTTGCCTCTTCTATTTTCTTTCTGTATTCTCTTTTTCTATCTGCTTCAGTTGAGGATTTTCCAATGAAACTTTGTATATCAGACATATAAATTGCTCCGTTATCTAATACGTCAATAAGCTGCAAATCACGGAAAATTTGTACCGCTTTTTCTACGACTCCTACAGAATGTCTTGTAATAGTTGCGAGCATTGTAGAGTTAAATGGAATCCTGTCATTAAACATCAACTTACCTTCGTGTTTTAGACTTCTTAAATAAAGTTTGAGAAGAATATTAGAATAAATATAGCCATCTGGCATACTTTCTAAGAGAACCATCTCGTCACTATCGAAAAAATTCTCTTTTAGTTTTAAATAGTAGTAGCGTTTGTTGTCAGACAATATTTTTTACCATCCTATTCTAAGTTTCTTAATTGTCTCCTGATTTAACTTGATCCCTTTGATTTGATACTTATTTTTGAAATTGATCACACCTATCTTGTGCTTCTCTGTGTGATGGATTCTGCAGAGTGCTGCAAATGTGTACTCTGAATGATCAACTTCTTTGCGCTTTCGTCTTCCTAGCGCTTTGTCAAAGTGATCGATATCAGCTCCTGTTTTGCCACAGATGCAGCAGACTCTTTTTGTAATGCATTTGTAGAAGTAATACTCTTGATTCGCTGGTAAAATCTCATAGCCTTCTTTGAAAGGAATATGATGTTCAAAGATAAAATCTAAGATGATATTTGCTAAGACGTTAGCATCACTCACAGTCGTATTCGATTCATCTTTGAGGCTTATTTTGCGCCCTGTGACACCTTCAAAGCGGAAGTAAAAGAATTCCTTCCAGAAGTCCGTTGGCATGCCTGTATCGATGAAAATATCGCCTATGAGTGCATAGATGAAGTTTCGTTGCTGTACAGTGAAACGTCTAGGATCAATAAAACGAATTTCAATGACTCGATCGCCATCGTAGCCGTCATACATCGTCTTTAGTCGATCAATGTTCACTTCCTCATTGATGGTTGCGCCTATGTCTTTCCCTTTGAACTTTTTCAGAACCGCTGAATATGAATCGATTAATGGTTTAAACACTCATATCACTTCTCTTTTGTTT